TCAAAGAGTCCTTCAGGTGGTACACCAAGTCGGGCTTCCACACAGTGGTGGCAGTCGCAACCATCTTCCGGCTTTTTGCAGTAATGGGCTGCCTGGTAGGCGGAACCACGGCGAGGTTCCCAGTGCATGTGTCTATTAAGCTTTTTCAAAGCAGATAAACGTTGTTTGATTGTAAACTGTACAAATCCTTGTATGTGAGGGGTTCCCTCTTCACCGACTTCTAGTTGAAACACTAGGTAGTTGTATTGCCAACTTGTAATACGTTCGTGATCCCTCTGCCGGGGGTTGTTTAGCGTGAAACACCAATCATGGGCGGGCGACGACTGTCGAGGCATAACTCACAAAGTAGTGAGTTCTGCAGGGCTGGGTAATACTGACCCAGCCCTGCGCGCGCGCGAGAAAAAAGTCACCGACTGTTTTTCTCTTCGCTACACGCCTTACCATCTTATTCCGGATGGGGCACCGGAAAAAATCTTTTAGATGGTAAGGGTCGCTCCGGAACTTCGTCCCTCCGCTTTTTTTTAATTTTATTAAAAAACATACTTCCCTCTTTCCCTAACCGCTCCGCTGTCCTCTAACCGATGCTCTCCGCTATGCTACTGTGGGTCTGAGGAACCCTAACCCACAGCATGGCCGCTACGGCGGGGCCCCCGCTCCGCTTCGCTCCGCACCCCACCTCCGCTAATTAATTCAGAGTCGATTTACTCAATCAGTGTAACGAACGCGCGCATGGGCGGTAATGTCGGCTGTAGAATTCGCCTGATCGGTGACTGAGCGGAAGATGGCGTAGAGAGCGCCAGTAGAGATATCCGCAATGGTCATTGGAGCAGATTGACCAGAGTACACTGATTCAAGGTTCTTGCATTTCACGTACTCATCGAAGGGTACTTGGAAGATACCAGAGGGGCCACCACCGAAAGAAACAATGTTCTCGGCGGTTGGAATGATGGTCACATCGCGTAAGACGCGGAAGCGATCCATGTTGTCATACCGGGGAGGGCAGTGGATGTGGGGACATCCTTCTGCTCCGGTCTGGTCCGTGATACCGAAAATGGTATCAAAGTTAGGGATAGCGGCGCCTGAAGGCTGTTTGTCCCACACAATGATCATACGAACGGCCGTGTCGTTGTGAACGCCAGTGGCGAAGGTAGGCGTGAAGTTGAACTGAATCCTTCCAACAACCCGTACGGATTTTAGGTGTGTCTTCTTGCCGACACGATTCCAAGAACCGGTCCCGGTTTGGATGAGGTTAAGACACGTCGTAAACGAGTTGGTACCCGTAGTGGCATCAATGCCAGTTGCCGTGAGACTTGTGTCCATTCCTTTCTTTTCAAGAACACTGCGAGCAATGTTGCGTACTGCTCGGGCCGTTGTCGGTCGGGGCCGACGGGCGAGGTAATCACCCCGACTAACAGGTCTCCTATCTGATCGATAGGGAAGTCTGCCAAGTCTTTCCAGGGCAGTACGAGGTGGTCGTCGATATGCTCTCATTTGCGAAGAAATGAGAAGCGCGATTTATTTCCTAATTAGGATCGCGATAGGGCGCAGGTAGCGCTCCGATAATTTCGTGCGGCATTGCTAAGAAATTAGAAATGACAAACCGGGTTGTCCTCTCCTCGGAGGAGAGTAGTCTGGAATCAGATTTGGATTCATCAGAGCTTGATTCAGATCAAGAGGGCCTAAGTACGGCAGAGGCCATGGAAGGTTCCCCTTCCTAATCAAATAGCCATCTTCGCAGAAAAAGATGATGTTGTCGATGCGCCTATCGAACGCTTGCCAACGGTCAAAGTCGGAAAACAACTTTGGATACCATTCGTAGGGTGCACGATTCGAGGTAAACACTAAGTTAGGTGCTAGGAGTTGATGGAACGCGCCTTTGGTATGGACCTCCATGGGATAACGGTCACAAACCCGAAGCCAAGAAACGTAAGGCATCTGGCCGTAAAAATCGTCAAAAACAACGGTCTGATGGCAGTCGGGACGATAGTCCCCGAAGAAAAACTGCCCCCCCTTCGCAGGGTAGTCAGCCTGGACGTAAGGCTCGGGGCCCAACATGGCGTACCGAGTTTTTCCAGAACCTGGTTGCCCGTAAAGGACTGTCACGACAGGACGCGACTCTCGACGAGGCGAATAAAAAGTAGCTAAAGCTTGCATTCCTCTTGTCATACCCATGTAGTGGGTAGGGTAGGTTTCAATAGCGGCGGACAGGCCACGCGTCTTGATTACTTGGACAACGGAGTTGAGTTTTTCGCCGGCAGGGGCGGAAATTATTCCATCTTCAAAGAGTCCTTCAGGTGGTACACCAAGTCGGGCTTCCACACAGTGGTGGCAGTCGCAACCATCTTCCGGCTTTTTGCAGTAATGGGCTGCCTGGTAGGCGGAACCACGGCGAGGTTCCC